AAACGAATAGTACGCCAGTGGCGCACCTCCTTCAATTGATTCGATTACTGGCCGGCGAGCGGTAACGTGATGCCGGCCAACGGTCCTAACCTGATCGCATCGTTCAAATGCTCAGGCGCGAGGTGCGCATACCTCATCGTCATGTTCAGCGAGGCATGGCCCAGGATCTCCTTCAGCGTCACGATATGCCCACCGCCCATGATGAAGTGTGCGGCGAACGTGTGGCGCAGGATGTGGCTTGCTTGCCCGCGTGGTGGTTTGATCGAGGTCGAGAGCAGGACCAGCCGAAACACGCCAATGCAGTTGGTGAACGGCCCGTAGGTTTGCCAGTGCTTCTTGATCGCCCCGACTAGCTCCGGCGTTACCGGGACCATCCGCACCCGCTTGGACTTCGTATTGGCGAACACCAGGGCGTTGCCTCGAATCCGCTCCGGACGCAGCGCTTGAGCCTCACCCCACCTCGCCCCGGTCGCCAGACAGATCCGCGCCACCATCGCCGGATGTGGAGACGTGGTGCGAGCCTGGAGCGCGTCGAGCAGCTCGGAGATCTGCGGCTTGGTCAGGTAGGCCAACGGCCGTTCCTGCAACCGAACCGGGCGAATACGGGTGAACGGGCAGGGATAGTCGATCACGTCGAGCTTGTGCAGCTCGTTGTAAACGGCCTTCAGGTAACCGAGACGATTGTTCGCCGTCTTGCCGGTTACGCCTGCTGCCATCCAGCGGGCACGTGTGGCGGCAATCTTGGCGCCGTCGACCATACGAGCCACCGGGTCACCCATGGCCTTTGCGCATGCCCGCAGGATCGCCACACGCCGAACACCATCTGAGAGCGAGACGCCGTGAAGATCGAACCACAGTTCGACCAGCTCGGAGAGCCTGCGCTTGTCCTTTGGACGGGGTGCCCAATCAGGCGTTTCGGTGCACCTGGATCGGCAGGTCGCTTCGAAGCGCATCGCTTCAGCTTTGGTCTTCAGCGTCTTACGAAAACGACGCCCTTTCACCGGTTCAACGTCGACCTTCCAGCGACCATCAGGCAGTTGCTCGATTGCCATCAGACCGCCCTACCCCATCGAACATGCCTTTCTTGCAGCAGGTTCTTGATGTGCTTGTACATATCCCGCTCGCTCATGTCCTTGGCGGCGTAGTGATCACGAATGACCGGCCAACATTCCCAATCTTTCAGTCGATCAAATGCGGTTTTAGCGCCCACTCGCTCCCGTGCCAGCAGGCTTACGAAGTTTCCCAGGAATAGCTCGACGTTCTTGCCGGAGAAGCCTCGCGAGGTCTTGTAGTAGCGCTTGTATTCCGTCTCATCGACCAGGGAATCAACCGGCACATCGACTCGAACATCATCACGGATAAGCGTCCAGATCGGCTCGTATTGCCCTGGCCGATGCAGCAACTTGAACTGGCACAGCCCGTAGCGCCAAAGACCGTCCAGATGGCCCGCGAAGGCTGCGAAGGAATCCGTCTCGATGGCTTCACCTGTCTTAGCGCTGATCGACCCGCTGGCGAACTGCTGGATGACCGAATGGTGATAACGCAGCTCGATGCGCCACACGTCAGCCGCTGGGTTGTAGTTATCCGGGTCGGTCGCATCGAAGGAATCACGACGACGCCAGACGCTTTCCCAGAAATCGAGCTTATCGGTTGCGCGGGCCTGCTCCGTCTTGTTGTAGATGCAGAGCTGGACGCCCCCAGCAGAGCCAAACATGGACGTTTCGCCACGACCGTAGACGCTGGACTTGGTCGCCCAGTTGATTTCGTTGATGCCTGAAATATCGCGGTGCGTCCGAGCACGACAATGCAGGCGCGCCACCAGATCCACCGGAGGCTTCCAGCCTTGCAGATCCAGGGCGAGGTGCACGGCGCATTGGTTGCGTTCGCGATGGGTCATCACGGCTGCAGCGTAATAATCCATGCGCTCCTGCAGACGCTCAGGCGACAGCGCGTCGATGGCGTGCGGTGACACCTCGATTTTCAGGTGAGGCCCGATGTTCTCTAGCTTGGCGTTGAAGTTCTTGATGAGCAGGATGAACCCGAGGTCGGCGTTCTGGAGCTTGTATTGATATCCTGAGTCTCGCCCTACCCGACCGGCATGCCAGAATTCCCCAGCGAACTCGACCATGACGCCCGGTTTCTCGAACAGCGCCATGATTTCCGGACGGATCAGTCCACGATACAGCTGACGAACCGTATCGACGCCGCAACGCAGCAAGCGAACGCCCGACAGGTCAGTCAGCTTTGCCGTATGGCTATCGAAGAACACTCGCCCGGTCGGCGATTCCTGGAACTGGCGGTCAACACGAACTTGATCTTTAACGGTCATTTTCTACCGCTCCAAATTGCAACGAATCGACACTGTTCAGTTGGGTTTATCTGACGTGTTACAGGGACGTCAGCGGCCCGGCGCCGAGCGCGCGCTGCCTCGTGCCTCGGCAAACCGCACACGGCGCCGGGTCGCCAAGCTCATCACCACAGGTGCCCCGGTTTGCTGCCACCAACGGACGTAATAGGCCGAGGGACGTACTCCGCCTTGGCAGGCGAAACAGGCTGACTGGGATAGGGATTGCCTGCGGAGTTCGCCGCGGCATAGGCATCGCGATCCGGCTTGGCAGGATCGAATGCGCCATCGACGACGTAGGACATGCAGGCATCGAACGAGACGACTGCCCTTGTGCCTTGCTGGGTATTGCAGCGGCAGCCTTGGATAGACCCGTCACGGATGCCCACCGCGAACCGGTTGCGGTTGCGGTTTACGAACTCCGAATCGGCCGACGAGACACACGACAGCTTGGGATAGGCCACAGGACGGGTCAGCTCGTCATACATCGGCGCTGAGCTGGGCACATCGGGCAATCGTGGCACCCGCATATCGATGTACTGTTCCGCTGTGAGGACCGGAGAACCACGGCTGGCTCTGTTGTCCGGCGCGAGAGGCCGGCCAAGCTCAGCACCCAGTGACGCTTGAGAGGAAGTCTGTACCGGCTCTTCTGGCTGCGCGATCCGACGCTCATAGACGCCATAGCCCACGTAGCCAATGAACAGAACGCAGGCTCCGAAGACGAACAAGGCCCGAGGGGGCTTGAACTTCATATGGTGGGACGCGCCTTCCTTGACGGACTCATAGACACCGAAGTATTTCGGGTCGAGCACGATCCTCGTCGCCTCACCATCATTGGAGAAGTCGCGCTTGGGCGTTTCGACGGCCATGCACACCTTCTCAAATTCCCAGCGCTTGATTACTTTGCCTTTGCCACCGCGGACGTAGTGAATGTGCGAGTTGCACAGCTTGCGGAAGTGGTTGTCGAGCAGGCCGGGGTTTTGCGTGATGCAATGCAGCTCATGGCCGTTATGGCGCATGGTTTCGAGCGCGGAGGCGTATTTCGGAACAGCCGAGCCGTTAGGCCTAACCCGGAAGAAGGTTTGCGCCTCATCGATAACGATCATCGCGTTTTCGGGAAGCTCAAACCATTTTTGCGGATCTTCGAACTCTACCCAGGTGGCCTTGAGCGCTTCATGGTCCGGCTTGAAGCCCCGGATATTGTGGTAGTAGACAATGCGGCCCATCTTGGCGGCGCGCAGATCCACTTCCTTGATGGTATTCAGGGTTTTGCCATTACCCTGCAGGCCCGTGCGCAGTACAAACATTAGCCACCCGCCTTGTTCATGAGCGCGAGCGCAGTGATAGAGCCCGTGACCTTATCCATGCCAGCGAGTAGGAGCCGAGCAGTCACGGCGGCGATCATGATGTTGATCGCTACATCGACCTTGGCCATGCCAAGGATCGCCGCCGCCGAGGGGGGAACAGCAGAAAATAGGCCCTGAACTTGGTTCTGCACCGAGTCGATCAGCGCCCCCACGCCGACATAGGTCATGTACGCAAAACCCAGCGTTGCCAGAACCCGAAATGCAAGACCGGCAACAATGGAGCCCAGGAAAGTGGCAAGTATCGGAAGAAGCGCAACAGGCATAAATCACCTCTTGAAGGCGCGGCCAACGTAAACCGCAAAGAAAATGGAGGCCATGACGACCAGCAGCGGGCCTAACGCCGTGGCGAAGCGGCAGATGAGCTCATAGCTCATTTCGAACTGGCGACCCATGACAGTGAAGCGCTCAGGAGACGGGCAGGATTGCGGTAGCCAGCGGCCCTTATTCACCGCTTCCAGAAATAGGCCGGATACCGGGAGTGTTTCTTCCTTCAGTTCGTAATCAGGGCCGCTAAGCGTTGTTTCGATCTGAGCCTTTTCGAGCGAGCCGTATTGCCACATGCAGACTTGCTCTTTCTGCTTTCGAAGAATCGCGCACTGGACGGCATCACCCTCACAGCTAAGCGTTGAGTCACAGGCTTCGCCGCCTACACTGGAGTCCGGCTTTTCCTCTTCGTCCTTGCCGTCGCCGTTACCGTCTCCACCCGAGCCTTCACCGTCACCACCCGAACCATCGCCATCCCCACCGGAACCGTCGCCACCGGAGCCATCCCCGTTGCCGTCTCCGTCGCCCTCTTCGTCTCCACCTTCTCCATCGTCGCCGCCATCGCCGGGATCGGGGTTGTCAGGCGGGGTGTCATCGCAGCCGCCCACGTCGACCTCAGGATCGCAGGGCTTTGGCGGTTCTTTCGAGCAGAAGGTGCCGTTCCAGACGTAACCTGCTGGACACTTGTTTTCGGGATCAGGCGGCGGCGTTTCGTCAGGGTTCTGCTGGCCGCTAGAAGAGCCGGGGTTTACATGCGTGTTTTCGGAACACTCAAAACCGTTGCCCTTGTACTCCAGCGCCTGAAAGACACCGGGAGGCTCGCCGCTCTTGTAGACGTACACATCGCGGACTATGTATTGGAAAGTATATTCGCAAGAGCCGGAGCACACGGAACCGGGTGGCGGAATATTTTCAGGGTCACTGACGGAGTTTTTGCTTTTATGTTGGTGAAATATGGTTACCTGTTTGGTAGCTTCGCAGGCATTAGGTTCTTCAGGCGCTACGCATCCGCCGGTTTCTTCGTTGTACTCAGTACCTGAAGGACATTCATTACCCCTCCTTGTGATTGACACATGACCATTAAAAGCTCCATCGGAGATTCGGTAAGTCGTATACGTCCAATATGTAGGATATTTTGATAGTAGTTCAAATCGAGACAGGCCCTGGGACGCCGCCTCCATACCAGCCAAAGCAGCAACCGCACTAGGAAAACGAGCGTTCCCAGTGATACTCGTAACCCAGTAATAATCCTCCGCACTAGCAGACGAATGCAAAAACACCGAAAGCAGCAAAGCCGCGAAAATCCTTTTCATATTTAAACCCGCCCAAAAAACGCGAGGTAGAACACCATCGTGGTGACTATCAATACATACAGTTCGTAGTTCATTGGGCGGCTATCCTTGAAAAGAAAACCCCGCCGAAGCGGGATTTAGTTGCTACGGCACTTGCACAAGTGCAGCGCTCAGTTACAGCGCGCGGCGGATATACTTGAAAGCAGCAATCGCGATGATTACGCCCAGTACCAGACCGGCAACGGCCAGGCCGTCAGTTTTCGCGTCACCCAGAGCCTCAGTTACTTCAGCAGGCACCGCAGCGAAAACAGAACCGGCAGCAACGGACATAGCAACGGCAGCGCCAATGCCAACCTTCTTGATGAAATGCTTTTTCATAACGTGACCTCGTATCACAGGAGTTTTTTCAGGACGAGGAAACCGAAAACAATGGCGAACAACACCATCACTTCGCCTTGCAGTTCAGAAACCTGTTCCCAGTTCAAAGCGGCACCAGATAGATCCCGCATTTCATTACCCGCCACGCTGTGAAGAACTCCATTGCACTCAGGCAAGCCCGAACCGCCGTGAAGCCAAACACCGTCGCAGGCAATAAAATTCATTGGCCGATCTCAGCGAGTTCGGCGTTGTCTTCCAGCGGTTCGCAGTCGGGGCAGACGGCGAAATGGGGCGGCAGGTTGAGGTCCGGCAGCAGATCGCTCTGCGGGGCAGGCAGCGCCATGAGCTTACCCATGTCGTTACCGCAGCAGTCGCAGATCACTCGGTCACTGATCAACATGGCCGCCCCTCCCCTTAGTTGGCCTTGGCCGGATCGCCGGCTTTGGCCTGGGGTTGAGCTGGGGTGCGCGGGGTTTCGGCAGCGGCGCGGGTCTGGACTGCTTCCAGTTGCAGGGCGAGGTTCTTGCCCTTGTTCTGGCCACCACGGGCGATCTCGAAGTGGATGCGCACCAGTTGCAGCGGCTCGAACTGGGCGCCGGCTGCGAAGATTTCATCGGCTACTTCGTCCGCTGCTGCCATGCCGATAATCGACAGGCCGTGTTCGGTCTTGCCGTCCGGCTCATCGCCGTAGAAGACCTTGATGTACTTCTGGCCCGCTTCACCGTCGAAGCGTTGGGTGCCGAGAAATGCAACTTCCATAGTCGAACGTGCCATTTGTTTTTCCTCTCTCTAGTTGCGCTTTATTGCGCTGCTTTGCTTTCTGCAGGCCAAGCGATCCCGAGCGAGTGAAATAGCAATTCACTACGACGGCTTGTTACTTGGCTTGCGGGTTAATCTGTAGCTCTATTTATACACGCCTGGAGCAAAATATTTACGTGTACAAATAAATATCATGCTGTGTTTCTTATTGACTCAAATAGTGCCGAATTGACACTCACCTCTTAAGTACAAAACAAATTTAATTAATTATCTCCATCTCTAAACACCAAGGGCTTTGCCCTTGTCATCCCACTCTTGCCGCCGAGGGCTCAGGAGCGCGGGGAGTAAAGCGTTCCCCGCCCTCCCGAGCGGAGGCTGTTTCTGTTCGTGCAGGGTCAAGGGTGCGCTCCGCCCGTGCTTCCGTTCGCCGGATCGGTGAAGCGTGATCCGACGAGCCGGGAGCGCGGCCCTGGACTTGGACAGGCCGAGCGGGGCTGGCCAGCTCGCTCAGTACGTAGCCACCCCACTGCGCGGCGATGGCATCCGCGATGCCCTGATAGGTGCGCGAGCGGTTCTTCCAGCGATCAGGCCCCGGTGCCATGTGATGCACAGTCGGTTCGCGACCGTCGACGATTTCGGTCGGCACCAGGAGCGGCAGGTTCTGGAGCCACCAGCAGGTGCGCTTCAACTCGCCATGACCGAACTGCCAAGGCTGAATGGTCTGGTCCGGCTTGCGAATGTGGGTGGAGATCACCGAAACAGGGTTCTCCAGCCCCTTGAACCGGATCGGAGCAGCCAGGAGCTTGCGCACGAACTCCAAGGCGCGGGCTTGGCGGCCATCGGCAATCTTGGCGGCGAAGTGGCGAGCGCCCGATACAGCGAGATCCGTGCAAGGTGGATGGGCAATCAGCAGATCCCAACCCCAGTCGAGCACATCCAGCACATCACCCTGGATGTGTTCGCCTTCGGTTTCGGACGGCAGCAGGTCGCAGCTGACCGCGCAGAACCCGGCGCGGGTCAGCGCATCACGAACGCGGCCGGAGAACTCGCAGGCGACGAGAGCAATTGGCTGTCTCATACACTCACCCCACCAGCTCGAACGGTTCGTGAATCGGAACGAAGGGCGTTGGCCGGCCAGTATCGAGCACAACGCTCCAGTACTTCGGGGCCGGGCGGGTGGCGTGTGCTTCTCGCAGATAAAGGCCGGCTCCACTGTCCACTCCGAGGCCAGAGGCTTCCAGGTTCCACCGACGCAGCCCATCTGCAGTGTGCGAATCGGCCGCGCATACGCGGGGCGGCATTGGGCGCATTGTGTGGACCGGGAGGGAGCGGGTTTCGCCATTTCGCGTCTGGACCAGCAGACAGAGCAGTCGCAGTCCTGGGCGTGGGGAAGACGTAGATAGCTGGTCGGCTTCTGCATAAGTCATCCCCTCCCCTGGCTTTCCATAAACGGTGCGGATCATGCGGAGCGCTCCTTTTCATTGGTGCTGGGCGCAGCCTGGGCGAAGGACGATTCCAGGCGGATGACGATTTCGGCGTTCAGGGAGCGGCGTGCAGCCCAAGCGGACCGTTCGACCTGGGCGCGGAGTGCAGCAGGCATGCGCAGCTTGAATTGCTGGTCTGTGCGGCTCATGGGTTCACCCCCGGATAACGCACCAGACGGGTTCTGCCCAGCTTCACGCTCTCGACCGCGCCAGTCCTGACCCAACCAGCGACCGTATCCACGGACACACCGGCCAGAGCAGCGAACGCGGCTTGCGTATAGAAAGGAGGATTCATGCGGTCCACTCCTGCTCCAGCAGCCAGCTACGCAGAAGCGCACTGTTAATCATGCGGCGCTTGCCAAGCTTTACGGTGGGGAGTACGCCCCGGTAGACCCAGGCGCGGGCCATGGAGCAGGTCAGGCCGTTACGTTCCGCCCAGGATTCGACAGTTTCCACGTCCTGCTGTGGACCGATCAGCTTTGAAGGTTCTAGCTCTTCCAGTTCCATGCTCATTCCGTCACTATTCATG